GCCAGGTAGCCTCCCTTGCCCAGACGCTCCACGGCGGAGCAGTCGTCGGTGATCTCGGCTCCGGCGTCGATGGCGGACTGGAGGGCGGCCTTCAGCAGGCTGGCCTCAATGACCTGGGGGGTGTATACGGCGAAAAGGGTGGAGCGGTCCGGCGTGGAGAGGACGCGGCCATCGGTGGGGTCCGCGGCCTTGATGGTGTCGGTTACCGGAACGGCGGGGGCTGCCGCATTGGTGCGGCAGGCCAGGCGGATGATCTCGTCAAACTCCGCCGGGTCCACCAGGGGACGGGCGGCGTCGTGAACGGCCAGAAGCCCCGCCTTGGGGTTGGCCTCCAAGGCGGCGGCCAGGACGGACTGGGCCCGGGTGGAGCCGCCGCGGACCACCTTGACGGGCTTGTGCAGGCCGCAGCGGCCGCACAGGTCCGCCACGGTGAGAAGCAGCTCCTCCCGGGTGGCGACGATGATCTCGTCCACCAGCTCGGTCCGGTCGATGGCGCACAGGGTGCGCATCAGCACCGGCGCGCCGCACAGGTCCGTCAGCAGCTTGTCCTGGCCGCCCATGCGGGCGGAGGATCCGGCGGCGGGGACAATGGCCGAGCAGAAGGGGCGGGTCTTATCCTGGACCCGGCGGATTTTATCAAACAATTTTCCCATAGTTACGCTCCCAGCATCATGGCTTCGTTGATCCGCTGCTCCACAGCGGGGTAATCGTCCGTTCCCTCCACCAGCACCACCTCGGAGATGAGGATCTGCTTGGCGCTGTGGAGCATTTTGCGCTCGCCGTTGGACAGGCCCCGGCGGTGGTCCCGCCACATGAGGCCCTTGATGACCCAGGCCACCTCCAGCAGGTCGCCGCTTTTCAGCCGGGCCAGATTGTCCCGGTAGCGCTGGTTCCAGTTGGAGGACATCTGCACCTCCAGCGTGGGGATGGCGGAGAGTACCTGGCAGATGTGCTCCGCCGTGGACAGACACCGCAGGCCGATCTGGCAGCAGGCATCGATGGGGATCTTCAGCACAAGCCCCCCGGCGGGCATGCGGAACACATAGTAGCTGCTGACCCGGCTGCCCAGGCGCTCGTGGGTGATGCGCTCGATGATGCCGGCCCCGTGCATGGGGTGGACTACCTTATCGCCGATCAGAAACATGGCGGCGTCTCCTTTCCAGAATATAATTTTTCACAAATATATTATACCGGAACGGACCGGATTTGGCAAGAGGGAAAAAGACTATACGGAATCTTAGCAGGCGGGCGGATTGCATTCCCTACCGGAGGGGTGTATAATACCGGCGGGAAAAAATACCCGAAGGAAAGGGGCTTGCAGGAATATGCTGGAGTTTTTGGAAAAGGAACAGATCGATCAGGGCATCATCGACGGTATCCGGGAATACCGGGAGAAGTATCCGGCGGCACCGGAGCTGGCAGGGCGGGTGCCCCGGCCCCGGTATCACTATTACGGAAAGGACGTGTGGGAGGCGGCGGCTGCGGCCCTGCTGTGCGGCGAGAATCTGCTGCTGGCAGGCAGCAAGGCCACCGGCAAGAACGTGCTGGCGGAGAACCTGGCCATGGCCTTCGGACGTCCGGCCTGGGACGTGTCGTTCCATGTGAACATGGACGCCGCCAGCCTCATCGGCATGGACACCTTCGTGGGGGGACAGGTCACCTTCCGGCCGGGACCGGTGTATCTGTGCGCCAAAAACGGGGGCTTCGGCATTCTGGACGAGATCAACATGGCCAAAAATGAGGCCTTGGCTGTGCTGCACGCCACGCTGGACTTCCGGCGGGCCATCGACGTGCCGGGATATGACCGGGTGGAAGTGGACCCGGCGGCGCGGTTCATCGGCACCATGAACTATGGCTATGCCGGGACCCGGGAGCTGAACGAGGCCCTGACCAGCCGGTTCGTGGTGATCCAGATGCCTACCATCGGAGAGGAGGGCCTGGAGCGGCTGCTGGAGGATGAATTTCCCACTTTGGAGAAGAAATACCGCCAGCAGTTTGCCCAGCTGTTTCTGGACCTGCAGAAAAAGTGCGAAAGCGCGGAGATCTCCTCCAAGGCCCTGGACCTGCGGGGCCTGCTGGACGCGCTGCGGCTGATCCGCCGGGGCGTCCGGGCGGGGATGGCCCTGGACATGGGCATCACCAACAAGGCCTTTGACAGCTATGAACAGGACCTGATCCGGGACGTGATCGCCGGACGTATTCCGGCGAAGCTGGACCGGGCCCGGCTGTTTACGGACTGAGCGCCATGGGTGTGCAGACCTACAGCGCCCAGCAGCGGCGGGCGGTGAACCTGATCTGGGCAGCGGCGGGGGAATATGGGTTCGAGCCCAAATTCCTGGCCATGAAAACCGACGGGACACCGGATTTTTACATGAATTTTGTCATCGGCCTGGTATACAAGTGGTTTGGCCGGGATATGCTGGAGCGGCTGTTTGACTCGTGGCTGGGGGATGTGCGGCAGGCGGTGATGGACGACCTGGCGTGGCTGGCCCTGGAGAGCGCCGTGTATCAAAAGGAGCTGCCGGGACGTCCAGCGCTGGAGGAGCTGCGGCAGGACCACGCCCGGGAGTTCTTTGCCATGGAATATCAGACCTCCCGGCAGGAGTGGATGGCGCGGAATCAGCTGGTATACTCCATGCAGGCGGCCCGGTGGAAAAACGTGCTGGGGAAACCCACACGGCTGGTGACCCCCTGGGACAAGGGCCTGTATCGGGCGCTGTGCTGCGGGGACGTCAGCGGGGAGGAGCTGGAGCAGGCGCTGCGGGCGTGCTTCCGGAAGTACCTGGGCTTTGACGGAAAGGTGCGGACCAAGGCGGAGCTGCGGCTGCACTTCGACAACCGGCGGTGGATCGCCTTTATGACCAAAATGGCTCCCACGGAGCTGGTGCGCACCGACGATCTGGCCATCGGACGGGCGGCCCATGCCGGGCAGGCGGGGTTTGTCCGGGCGGCGGACGCCCTGCGGTCCATGCTGCGCTCCAACGAGCGGGCGGAGGCGGACCGGGCGTATATCCAGCGGTGCTTCGGGCGGAGTATGTACGCCCCCAAGCAGCTGAGCGCCATCGAGCAGCAGCGGTGCACCGGGAATCACCTGGGGTGCCGGCTGTGGTTCACCCGGGGGGACCCGGCGGCGGACGTGCCGCCCAGCAGCGACAGCCAGCAGCTGTATGAACAGGCGGCGGAACAGGCTCGGCTGAACCGGGCGGCTTATGCCGAAAACAGTGAGCTGTATGAAAGCGCTCTGCTGCGGCTGACGGAGCAAATTCGCAACTGTGTGCTGGTGCACCAGCAGCCGGAGGCCGTGACGGCCCGGCAGGGCTGGCTGGACGGGGCCAGGGTATGGCGGGAGCCGGTGCTGGGGGACGACCGGGTGTTTCTGCGGCAGGATCAGGAGCCGAAGCCCGGCTTCAGCGTGGACCTGCTGCTGGACGGCTCGGCCTCCCGGCTGCACTGTCAGGAGACCATCGCGGCCCAGGGGTATATCCTGGCCAAGAGCCTGCTGAACTGCGGCATTCCCGTGCGAGTCACCAGCTTCTGCAGCCTGCGGGGCTATACGGTGCTGCGGGTGCTGAAGGAGTACGGCGACAAGCAGGGGGAGCGGCGGATATTCGACTATTTCGCGGCGGGCTGGAACCGGGACGGGCTGGCCCTGCGGGGAATGGAGGAGCTGATGCAGTCGGCTCCGGCGGAGAAGCATCTGCTGCTGATCCTCACCGACGCCAATCCCGACGACAGCCACCGGATTCCCCCCAACGGAAAGAATCCCATCAGCCGGGAGTATGACGGCAAGGCCGGGGTGGAGGACACCGCCGACGAGGTGCGGGATCTGCGCCGCCGGGGTATCCGGGTGGCCGCCATCTTCATGGGGGAGCAGGACAGCGTTCCGGCGGCGGACCGGATATACGGAAAGGACCTGGCCCGTATCCGGCGGATGGACCAGCTGGCCCAGGCCGCCGGGCGGCTGATCCAGGATCAGATCCGGGAGCTGGCCAATTAAAAAAGGAATATTTTTGAAAAATGCGCTCTGTTGCCCTGTATACGGCAACAGGGCGTATATTTTTCCGGGGAAAGAGGGGGGATGCAGAACGACGAAAAAGGAGGGCGGTCAATGGAACAGAAGCAGGAGCCCCAGAGGCCGAAAATCGGCACGGAGGAGGTGCGCCGGGCGGCGGATATCCTGAGACGGTACCACGCCGGGAAGCGGCAGCTGGAGCAGCGCATCATCGACAACGAGCAGTTCTGGAAGCTGCGGCACTGGCAACAGATGGAGAAGACGGGGCAGGGCGGCAATCCCGCGGACCCGCAGCCCACCAGCGGGTGGCTGGTGAACTGCATCCTGTCCAAGCACGCGGACGCCATGGACTGTTATCCGGAGCCCACGGTGCTGCCCCGGGAGCCCGGGGATCGGGAGGAGGCCCGGAAGCTGACGAGAATCCTACCGGTGGTGCTGAAGAAGAACGGGTTCAAGCGGACGTATTCCAGCGCGTGGTGGTACAAGCTGAAATCCGGGTGCGCCGTGTACGGCGTGTTCTGGGACGCGGGGAAGCTCAATGGACTGGGGGACATCGCCATCCGGCGGATGGACCTGCTGAACCTGTTCTGGGAGCCGGGGGTCACGGATATCCAGGACTCGCCTCACTTCTTCTCCACGGAGCTGCAGGACCGGGAGGCCCTGGAGGAGCGGTATCCCTGGGCCAAGGGCAAGGCCGACCGGGGCGGCTGGAGCGTGAGCCGGTATCTGTATGACGATGCGGTGGACACCTCCGGAAAGGTGCTGGTGGTGGACTGGTACTATCACACCCGGGAGAATGGACGGAAGGTGCTGCAGTACTGCAAGTTCGTGGGGGATACGGTGCTGTATGCCACGGAAAACGACCCGGATATGCGGGAGAAGGGCTGGTATGACCACGGAAAGTTTCCCTTTGTGTTCGACGTGCTGTTTCCGGAGGAGGGGACCCCGGCGGGGTACGGATATGTGGACCTGTGCAAGTCCCCTCAGAAGCAGATCGACCTGATGAACCAGGCTATCCTCAAGAATACCCTGGCCTCGGCCACGCCCCGGTTCTTCGTGCGCAGCGACGGGGCGGTGAACGAGAACGAATACGCCGACTGGACAAGGCCCTTTGTCCACACCAACGGAAATCTGGGCAGCGATTCCATCGCGCCCATCCAGACGGCGGGACTGGACAGCGTGTATGTGGCGATTTTGCAGAGCAAGATCGCGGAGATGAAGGAGACGGCGGGGAACCGTGACGTGGCCAACGGCGGCACCGCAGGCGGCGTTACCGCCGCCACGGCCATCGCCGCCCTGCAGGAGGCGGGGGGCAAGCTGTCACGGAACATGATCGATGACGGATACGAGGCGTTTTCCGACGTGGTGACCCTGTGCATCGAGCTGATCCGGCAGTTTTACAGCCTGCCCAGGCAGTTCCGGCTGCTGGGGGCCATGGGCCGGGAGGAGTTCGTCACCTATGACAGCCGGGGGCTTCAGCCCCAGGCGGTGGACGACGGCGTGATCGCCGGATACCGGGTGCCGGAGTTCGACCTGGAGGTGTCGGCCCAGGACGAGAATCCCTACAAGACCATGGAGTATAACCAGCTGGCCCTGCAGCTGTTCCAGATGGGGTTCTTCCGGGCGGATATGGCGGATCAGGCGCTGCGGTGCCTGGAGCTGATGGACTTCAAGAACAAGGACCAGCTGATGAGCAGCATCCTTCAGGGACAGGCGGCGGCCATGGAGCGGCAGCCGGTTCAGCCGGGCTCCGCCGCCGGGGCGGAGGTGCGGCCGGTCAGCGCCATGGACCAGATGCGCCGGCAGACCCAGGAGGCGGTGAGGCCCCGGTGATCTGCGCGGTGTTCGGGGAGAACCGGGTGACCCTGCGGGGTCATGCGGACTATGCGCCCAGAGGGGAGGACATCGTGTGCGCCGCAGCGTCGGCGCTGGTGTTTGCCCTGATCGGGGCGCTGGAGGAAAAGGAACAGCTGCGGGAGCTGGTGATCAAGCCGGGCCTGGTGACGGTGGCGGCGGAGGGAGACTGCCGGGCAGAGTGGCAGCTGATCCGCTGCGGGCTGGGACAGCTGGCGGGAAAATATCCGGCGTGCGTTCGCCTGGAGGCGTGAGCATAGAGGGTCGTGGCCTACCACGGAAAGGAGCAGATATGCAGGAAGCATCGGAGCGGCTGGGGCAGCTGACCCGGCCGGAGGACCCGGCGCAGGCCGGAACACAAACGGGCGGTACGGCTCCCGACGCCGGGGAGCGGCAGGAGGACTTCGAGGAGCTGATCCGGGGACGGTATAAGGCGGACTTTGACGCCAGGGTGAAGAAAATTCTGGATGGGCGGCTGCGGGGCCTGCGGCAGGAGGTCACGGACCTGCGGCAGCGGGAGAAGCTGCGGCAGGTGCAGATCCAGTACTACCTGGACCGACTGCCGGAGCAGGAGAAGCAGGTCCGGATGGTGCACCCGGAGTTCCGGCTGCAGAAGGAGATGGAGAACCCCCGGTTTTTCCGGCTGGTGCAGGCGGGGGTGGAGCCCCGGGAGGCCTATGAGATGGTGCACCGGCGGGAGCTGACCGCCAAGGCCATGCACTTCGCCGCCCAGGCGGCGGCCCGGCAGGCGGTGCGGGTGGTGGAAAGCGGCGGGCGGCGCATCCCGGAAAATGACGGGCGCAGCGCCAGCGTCAGCCGTCCGGACCCGGGGAAGCTCACAAGCCGGGAGCTGGCGGACATCCGGAAACGGGTGATGGACGGGGAGAAGATCAGCTTCTGAACCTTCGGACAGGAAAAATACGCGGAATGAAGAAAGGGGAAAACATATGATGAACGATCTGTATGACCTGCAGCTGTTTGCAGGCGAGGCCAATACCCAGACCACCGGCCACGGCGGTCTCAGCGCGGAGATGAAAACCTATTACGGCATGGAGCTTCTGGAAAACGCCAAGCCCCAGCTGGTACACAACCAGTTCGCCGCCACCAAGCCCCTGCCCACCGGCGGCGGCAAGACCGTGGAATGGCGCAAGTTCGGCTCCTTCGAGAAGGCGCTGACGCCTCTGACCGAGGGCGTGACTCCCGACGGCAGCGGCATCTCCGTCAGCTATATCACCAAGGAGCTGGCCCAGTACGGCGACTATACCACCGTGTCCGATCTGCTGGATCTGACCGCCATCGACGATGTGGTGCTGGAGATCACCGACCGCCACGGCAGCAACATGGGCCTGACCCTGGACACCGTGACCCGCAACGAGATTCAGCAGGGCAGCCAGGTGATCTATGCCCCCAAGCTGGGGGCGGACGGCGGCCAGACCGCCGTGCTGCACCGCTATGACCTGACGGAGGGGTGCAAGCTCACCAGCGAGCTGGTGGCCAAGGCCGCCACCCAGCTGAAGAAGATGAACGCCCCCACCTTTGAGGGCAAGTACGTCTGTATTCTCCATCCCAGCGTGGCCTTTGACCTGCGGCAGGACCCCGCCTGGGTGGCGGCCCATCAGTATGCCGCCGCCACGGAGCTGTTTTCCGGCGAGATCGGCGAGCTGCACGGCGTGCGCTTCGTGGAGACCACCGAGGCAAAGATCTTCCGGGGCGATGACCTGGCCAAGAACAGCCGGACGCTGAGCGTCAACGGGAAGGTGGAAAACGCCGCCGCTGTGGGCTTTGACGGCGGCACCGTGGCCGCCAATGCCCTGAAGGGCCGGTATGTGCTGGTGGGCGGCAAGCGCTGCAAGGTGGTGGGCAATACCGCCAGCCAGCTGACCCTGGACACCGCCGTGACGGCGGCGGACAACGACGTGATCTATCCCGGCGAGGGCGGCAGCCAGGGCTGCGCCGTGTACGGCTGTCTGTTCCTGGGCAAGGGCGCTTATGGCGTGGTGGATCTGTCCGAGGGCACCGAGGTCATCGTGAAGCCCAGGGGCTCATCCGGCACCGCCGATCCCCTGGACCAGCGCTCCAGTGTGGGCTGGAAGGGTATCCATGCCGCCGCCATCCTGTATGACGAGTATATCGTGCGGGTGGAGTGCGGTTCGTCCTATTCCGGCGAGGACAAGGCCAACTGACACAGGACAGAGGCGGGGGGGGGGCGGGGCCCCGCCTCCGGGGGATGAAAGGAGCGATTTGCTGTGAAGAAAACTGTTTTGCTGCATCGGGGCAGAAAGAACGAGGAGAATTTCCAGATCGTGTCCGTTAACGGGCGCAGCTGGAAGATCATGAAGGGCGTGGAGGTCCAGGTGCCGGACTATGTGGCGGAGGTGCTGGAAAACGCACAGATGATGGCCGACACCGCCCGGCGCTATGTGGACCGGATGGCCAACTGAGAGAGGAGGCGCGGCGATGGGGCAGATGACGGCAGGGCAGGTGCTGGCCCAGGTGGACGACCTGCTGCCCAACAGCTATCCCGGGGAGCAGAAGCGCCGGTGGCTGCGGCAGGCGGAGGGCTTCGTGCTGGAGGAGGTGGTCCGCGCCCACGAGGACGGGGAGGCGGCAGAGCTTCCCGACGAGCTGGCGGACGCGGCGCCGCTGCTGGCACCGGCACCCTATGACGGCCTGTACCGCCACTATGTGGAGGCGCAGATCCACTATGCCAACGGGGAGCTGGAGCGGTACAACAACGCCATGGCCCTGTGGAACAACGGGCTGATGACCCTGCGGGACCACTGGTGCAGGGGGCATATGCCCCGGCGGCAGGCGCGGGCCCTGCGGCTGTGCTGAGAGGGGGAAGCGTATGTACTTTCCGAAGCTCAACGCACCCAGGCAGAGCCGGGTGACGGTGAATCGGTTCCCGGGACTGGACCGGCGGCCCAGAGGGCAGGAGGGCAGCTTCCGGGAGATGGAGAACCTGTGCGCCCAGGGGTATCCCACCCTGACGGTGCGCCGTCCCCGGGGGATAGCGGGAAGCGTTACCGCTCCCGGGGGCCTGACCGCCAAGGACGGGCTTATCTGGGTGGACGGGCACACCCTGTATATAAACGGCAGCGCGGCGGGGTTGGTGCTGTCGGAGGGGAAGAAGCAGCTGGTCAGCATGGGTGCGTGGCTGCTGATCTGGCCGGACAAGCTGTACATCAACACCAAGGACCTGACGGATTTCGGCAGCCTGGAAAATAAGCGCGTCACCGAGGGGGAGGTATCCTTCACCCTGTGCCGGCCCGACGGCACCGCGTACAGCGGGTATCTGGCGGCGGACACCGCCCCGGAGGAGCCGGAGAGCGGCAGCCTGTGGCTGGACACCGGCGGGGAGAAAACGGCCCTGCGGCAGTATGGCCAGGACAGCTGGACGGAGGTGGACGACGTGTGCGTGGGGCTTCACGCCGCCGGGATCGGCGTGGGCTTCCGGGCCGGGGACGGCGTATCCGTCAGCGGGTGCCGGGAGGAGGCGCTGAACGGCAGCTTCCAGCTGCGGGCCGCAGAGGAGGACTGCCTGGTGGTGACGGCGCTGCCCGACGGGCTGTCGTCCCAGACGGAGCCGGTGACGGTGGAGCGGTCCGTGCCGGACATGGACTATGTGGTGGAAAGCGGCAACCGGCTGTGGGGGTGCAAATACGGCATCGTGGACGGCCAGGCGGTGAACGCCGTCTATGCCAGCAAGCTGGGGGACTTCAAAAACTGGAACTGCTTCGCGGGACTGTCCACCGACAGCTATGCGGCCTCTCGGGGCTCCGACGGGAAGTTCACCGGGGCGGCGGACTATCTGGGAAGTCCGCTGTTTTTCAAGGAAAACTGCGTGGAGCGGGTGTATCCCAGCGCCAACGGGGCCCATCAGATCGTGACGGTGCAGTGCCCGGGGGTGAAGGACGGCAGCGGCGGCAGTTTGCAGGTGGTGGACGGGAAGCTGTATTACCACAGTCAGGGCGGCGTGTGCGTGTTCGATGGCAGTATGCCGGTGAACGTGTCCCAGGCCCTGGGGGAGGCGCGGTATCATGATGCCGTGGCCGGGCGGGGGGGGGTGTGCTCCCCCCCCCCGCCGGCCGACGAGGCGGGGGCGTGGCACCTGCTGGTGCTGGACACCCGGCAGGGCCTTTGGTACCGGGAGGACGGCGTGGAGGCCCTGGGCTTTGCTCCCTGGGGCGGCGACCTGTACTGCCTGACGGCAGAGGGGCAGCTGCTGGCCATGAAGGGCGCAGGGGAGACCCATGAGGGTCCGGTGCAATGGATGGCGGAGACCGGGGAGCTGGGGCTGGACGCGGCGGAAAGCCGGTATCTGGTGCGGCTGTCGCTGCGGCTTCTGCCGGAGGCAGGCAGCACCGTCCGGGCCTGGCTCAGCTATGACGAGGGCGGCAGCTGGCAGCCTGCCGGAAGCCTGGAGGGCGCGGGGCGGGTGCAGGCGTGTACCCTGCATATACGGCCCAGGCGGTGCCGCCAGCTGCGGCCGCGGCGGGGCGGCCCG